CAAGCCAGTACCATTAAAATAAGTATTTTTTCTATGCTCATAGTTACCTTTCACCCTAACCCATCATTCAAGCGGGACTGGCTAAAGCCAGCCCCTTAATTCAAACGTTAGGGGTGTTCGCGCAATACTCGCCTGCCATTTCAAATGCACTGAGCAAATCATGCACTGTTAAATGGTATGTAACGTCAGCCAGTGGCAGCTCGTTTCCAAGCTCGTCATGTGTTATCAAAAACTGAAAATTAAAATCTACAAAGTCTATGACATCTTGTTCTGTGTATATTTTTTTCATCTTAACTCCTCAAATTAGTGGGGCTTTTTACGAGTGGTAGCCCCTAACCAGTCATTGCACCTGACCCTACGCGACAGGTGAATTCGTTACGTTAGCCGTCACATCCCCGCCAATAAGCATCCTGCTCATCTTTCGGCACAGCGTTATAGCCAAGTGCCTCATTTGGGCGCATAACCGCTTTCATTGGTGGGTTAGGTTCATTGCAGGCTTCTTTGTCTTGTCAGCCACGTTTTTCTGCAATATCACGCAGTTGTTGTTTTCTGCTATTTTTTTCATTTAATGTGCCTCAAAAAAACTTTTAACAGCATCTTCAGCCGTCATCCCAGCAGCAAACTTGCCGCGCCAAACATCATTGTTTGTTATGTCCCAAACATAATCATCTGGTCCTACATAATTTTTGCTACAATAAATTATGCAATCGGCAAACCATCCTTCAAATTCAGTGTACATTTTCACCTTTCGTGGGCTAACCCATCATTCAAGTCGTTCGCTTCGCTCTCTGGGTGCATCATCTTAAAAAACTCATCGCATGACATCCAGCGAACAGCGCTCATATCAACTAGGCACTTTTTGCCAGTTTCTTTCGTCAGCACAAAGCCAGTTACCGAAAATCCGTCGCGCGTAATTATGTGTTTTGCTTTGCTGTGAGTAAGCGGCATTACCTTGCTCATGTCGTATTCAGTCATGAGTAAATTCCTAAAATTAATTTAATGCGCCGCCAGCCTGTGATACGCAGTCTGTTGCAATGTTTGTATTTTATCCGCCAGCCTGCGATTATAAAATACGCAATAACGGCCAGGGGTAAAGCTAAAAACCAGTTATTTGTCATAAATTTAGCCCTTTATTATTTAAGATTCTTTAATAAGTTTAAGCAAGTTCTTGAGGCGCATTACCAACAAAGAATGGCCTGCCTTCAAGTCTGCATAATGATTCCACAGCGCAACCGATGCTGCATCCTTTAAATCCGTGTCTAAATGGTATCCATTAACTGATTCGTCGCGCCCAAAACGCCCTTGATAAATTACGTTATTCCAAAATGGATTTTGCGCTGGCATATCGCTTAAATCGTCAACGTAAATTGAAGTTCCAAACACAATGTTGGCTATAATTTTGAATGCGTTTACTATTTTAAATACAATTTTAATCACGTCCTTCTCCTTCAAAAGTTTCATATTTGCCAAAAAACAAATCGCCTAACTTGCCAATGAACCACCAAAATATATCTACTATCATGCTAAAGCCAAGCTGATCAAGCCACCAAAGGCGCAGGCGGCGAGCATAAAAAATACAACGGCTATTGCCATTTTAAACGAGGGAAAATCATCGCGTGTTTTTATGTTGCGTATGTGTGATGCGTTCATGTAATGTTTCATTTAAAAATCCCCAAACTTTTTGCAATTAAAAAACAATGTTAAAATAATAACGGTTGATTTTTTTATTTTTTAACACACTTACAAATGCCTCTAACCCATGCTGATAAAATCATGTAAGAACACATGGATATTGAAAACTGCTGTGTAAATGTTGTGGTATATGGGTAAGCCCAATATATAAAACAGGTAATGAATAGCGAGTATAACAATTCCGCTATAAATATTAATGGCTTAATTACGCCCACTGCTTTAAAGTTTTACGCACAGTTAAATTGAGACATCTAAATTTATATTTAAAAACGTGCCTGGCGGATAGCCAATATCTTCTGTGTATCTAATATTGACAGACTCCACGCAACAGCCTGTTTTTGTATTAAATTCACAAATTAGCGCGCAAATTTGCTCTTTTAAAACGTCTCTACGTTGTTTAATTTCTGTGATGTCCATTATTAATCCTTATCTTGCTGGTGCGGTTTACAGGCGTGAGTGGGTATAGTGGTTTGCATGGTTTTTCCTTTGGTTGGTTGGGTTTGGTTGACTATCTAAATCTAAATAGGCAGTTAGTGAGCTTAACTGCTCTAAAGAAATTACCTGCTTTTGCTTTTAAAATCTCAAGCTGCTGATTTGCAGCAGTTTCATTAATTTCATAATAAGTTGCCCCATCTAAATCAAACCATTTTCCCGAGCATGTTCCAATTACTTGTAGTTTATATGTCTGTGCCATTTTTTAAAGCCTTTCGTTGATTTAGTTGGTTAAGTTATGTGCATTATAAAACTAATAGTTTTAGTTTGTCAACACCAAGAGTTGTATTTTTTATAAAATAGTTTAAGTTTGTGGAAATTTAGACGAAAAAAACCCGCACAAGGCTGCCAGGCTTGTCACATACAAATATCATTCGCTTGGCAAATTCGTTTCTTGAGTTATTCATAAGTGCAATCATCATAATTCAAATAAATAAAATTTTTAGAGTTGACAAAGTGAAACTATTGGTTTTAGAATGAGCGTAATATGAAATTTAACGAATACATCGCCGATAAAAACCAAACCGCTTTTGCAAAAAGCTTGGGCGTTTCTCAAACTATTGTCAGTGCCTGGGTGCGTGGCGAGAAAAGAATCTCGGCGGAAAGGGTGCTTGAAATTTGCATGATTGCTGATTGGCAAGTTGCCCCACACGAATTGCGCCCAGACATTTACCCGAACCAAGACGACGGCTTGCCGCCAGCGCATCGCAGTAGTCACCATGGTTATACTGACCGTCGCTCTAACGACAGGCGGCATGGGCCTGTGGTGATTGCTAGTCCTGTTGAGGGTACACCCAATGTTAAATAACCAAGTTTATGGGGGGTGAGGGATTAATGAAAAAAACATTGTCACTAACTTTAATTTTAGCGCTTTGTATTTTAAGTATGTTTGATAAAAACACATTGGGGCTACTTGGTTTTACTGGTTGGTTTTTGGCTGAAACTCGATGAATAAATCCACCCCGCGCAAACACAAACCCATCCACGCCAGCGTGCCCATGCTGGTGAATCGCTTGCTGAATGAAGCGGTGGAAAGTGTAAAAGAACACACCATGATCACCGCGTTTCAATTTGGCGTGGCTACTCGACAACATTACGATTACCTACAGCGCATGGCGAATATGCTCAATATTGCCAACCAAAGCAAGCCGAGCGATTATTTGCTGGGCATGGTGGCTAATATTAATCACCTAGCAGGGGCGGTGCAAACGCGCTACAACGCACACGGCAAGTTTGGGGTAAGTGGTGACGAGTTAAGCCTAATGCGGCGCTTGGTGCAAGCCTACGATGACTACTGGAAGCGCCAAACTACTAACCTATACAACCATTGCGCGTATGAGCTAAATGCGTTTTATGCGGATTTAGCGTCGCAGAAAGCGGCGGCGTGATTGACTAACAACAAAATAGCCCCGCGCGATATTAAGCGGCATCAGCAATACAACAAAATTTTGCAGGCTTGCATGATTAAAGCTCATAGTATCCACTCTCTTAAAACTGCGCTAAACGCAGATTCACCTAGCATTAAGGCTTACGTGCTAGACATGGTGGCACTGGGTTTTATGTCGGTAGAAATCTGCGCTGGACGTGATAAGTCTAACTATTTGCGGCAGGTATCTTACTACACGGCGCTGCGTGATAACTACCCGCTTGAGTTGATGCAGCCATACTTTAGGCGCTCTAAGGATGAGATAGTAGCCGCGAAGAATTTACCGCCAGAAGTTTCTAGCACACCTGGGCATCGATTAATCAGCTTTGAAACTGATAGAAATTTGCAAGCCAAATATAGCGCCACCTCAAAAATGACGCGCGAGCAAAGAGGCTTTAAAAAAGCGTATGTCAGTGGATCGATTTTGAGTAGTGCGATATGAACGAATATTACGATGGCGAGTGGACACTAGAGCTGCAAGCGTGTGCTGATTTAAGCGTGATGAGTAACCATTTCGCCTGTTTAATTCATTCAAAAGAATGGCGTTCTGCCTTGGCACTATTAAACCTGCAACCACAAGCCAATGAGCTGATGACGGCGCTTGCCAAGTTTCATGCTCACCTAGAAGAAAAATCCCTGCGTCTGACAAGCGAGGTGCATTGATGAACGAAGCTGATGATGCAGACGTGACGTGTGAGCTTTTACTTGGCATTGCCATAAATTCCGCCCGTGCGCCCATTAAACGCTTAATGCCAAACGGCACTTGCTACAACTGCCAGTTGGGTTTAAGCCATACTGGCGCATTTTGTAATGCCAATTGTCGTGACGATTGGCAATATCGTGAGAAGATTAATAATGGACGGCTATAACAAATCAGACCTAAAACTACCGCCACACTCTACCGAGGCCGAACAATCGGTACTAGGCGGTTTGCTGCTAGATAACCAAGCCTATGACCGCATTGCGGATAAGGTAAGTGAGGCTGATTTTTACACCAGCAATCACGCTATTATGTACGCGGCGATTGTTAGGATGCTATCTGTCAATAGTGAGGTAGATATTGTCACGCTGGCAGAAGAGCTGGAAAGCCGTCAGCAGCTTACTAAAGTGGGTGGTATTGTTTACCTTGGCGAGCTGGCACAAAACACGCCTACATCAGCGAATATCGAGCGCTATGCCGAGATTGTGCGCGACCGCTCACTTAAACGCCAAATGCTGCAAATTACCGCCGAAATTTCCCAAAAAATTTACAATCCTAATGGGCTAGAAGCTAAAGATTTACTTGATTTAGCGCAAAGCAAGTGGATGGCGATTGGTGAGAACTTGTCGCGTGAAGCCAACACTATGCAGCATGTGAATGAGGTGATAGCGGGCGTGGCCGAGCATGTGGATATGATGTTTAGCCGCGACGACCAAAGCGACGTAACAGGTTTGCACACAGGCATTACCGAGCTAGATAGCCTCACCAGCGGCTTGCAAGATGGCAATTTAGTCATTATTGCGGCGCGGCCTAGCATGGGTAAAACGGCGTTGGCACTGAATATTTTTGAGTATGTGTGCTTAGACAAGGGCAAAAACGCCGTGTTTTTTAGCTTTGAGATGCCGAATCGCGATTTAGGGCTGCGCTTGGTTTCTAGCGTGGCTAAATTGCCGTCGCAGCGCGTGCGCATTGGCCGCATTAACGATAATGAGTGGAATAACCTCACTACCAGCTTTCACAAGCTAAACAATGTAGGCATGTACTTTGATGATGCCAGCGATTTAACTGCCGATGACATCCGCGCCCGTGCTAGACGATTGCACCGCAAATTAGACGGCGGTTTAAGCCTAATTGTGGTGGATTATTTGCAATTAATTACAGGCAATGGACGCGAAAATCGCGCCAATGAAGTCGCCGAAATATCCCGAAAATTAAAAAAATTAGCCAAAGAGTTGGATGTGCCAGTAGTAGCGTTAAGCCAGCTTAGCCGCGCCGTAGAAAGCCGCCCCAATAAACGCCCAATGATGAGCGACCTGCGCGAAAGTGGGGGCATAGAGCAAGATGCGGACGTGATTATGTTTATCTACCGCGATGAGGTGTACAACCCTGACAGCATAGATAAAGGCACAGCAGAAATTATCGTCGCCAAGCAACGCAACGGCCCCATTGGCACGGTACGCGCTACCTTTATTAACCACTTAACGCGCTTTGAAAACTACGCGCATGGGCATGAGCAGGGCGGCAGTTATGGCGAGTAATAGCCAAAAAAATTTGGAATTTTCGGGGCGCAATTTCCGCGAAAAAAAAGGGGTTTTGAGATGAATATTACAGATGTTAAATTTGATATTAATCAGCCGCTTGGTCATGCATTAGACATGGCGCTAC